TCCTAGAGTCTGACCATACTTTAGCATCTGATGCTTTCTTGAACCTTTGTACTGGTAACATAATAGCAGTTAAGTTATCTTCTGGTTCTATCTTTAAACACATTGACCTTAAATATCCAAACAAATACCTTTTAATAGTAGGTTTAGTTAATCTACTTCCTTCAACTGCACTCACACTTAATTTATCTTGACCAGCTGCATCTAAAAGTCTTGCTCTCATTGCATATGGTAGGTAATGAAAGTTCAATCCATAGAACCCACCTTCTGCTGGTTTCAAGTACATTATAAGTGGAAATGTATCATAATATGGTAACTTCTTTGCACCTTTTGGTGCATAGATAAACATATTTAGGTGTTTTGGGGTAGGTTGTTTGTTTAGTTTTCCAGAGCGCAAAAGTTCTGCCGTATTAGGAGTACCAAGTTCCTTAATACGGTTACGATACCATTGGTATGGTTCTGTTCCAGTTTTAATCTGCGCTGATATTTTATCGAAATACGTTTCTTCTGCCATACTATTATTTATATCATCAATTCAACTTCTGTTAGGATGATAAACTCCATGTTTCTGTCTTTACAATACTCTATTGCGTGTTTCCATTTTGCATCATTTATCGCCCAAGTACGAACCTCATTAAGATACTTCTTAGTCTTTCGTTTGGGTTGTCTGGGGGGTTTGCATTGTGCTTTTGGTTTAACTTCAACTACCCACTTTTTACTACCAGTTGGTGTTCTTACTTTGACATAAAAGTCTGGGAAGTATCGGTGTATCTTACCATCTAATGGTGAACGGTAGGGAACGAAAAACTCTTCAGAACCCCACTCAAGTATCTTATCATTACGGTCACAATACACCATAAACTTTCTTTCCCACAAACTTCTATAAATAATATTAGAAGGGTCACCCTTGTACTTTTTTGGGTATGTTGGTATGTATCTTCCACGGTATGCCATGATTATTCACCTAAATAGTATGTAACTAAGGATATTTATAAAGATGTTAAGAGGTTTTCTAAACGAGATAAAAAACACTGCAATCAATCGTGCAACTAACAGAATTAATAATGTCATCTCAGATGCATTGGGTGGTGGACGTAGTGATGGTATGCCTAGAAACTCTGGTAGAGTTGATAGGAGTAACTATGCAAAAATTAATCCATTTCAAGGTCAGCATATTGCATATCCAGAAGACTTGGGTTCAAATAGTCAAGGTCACTACATTATCTTTAATATCAATGAAACTGAAAATGCACAAGTTGCTTTTAGTCAAAGTGGTAGTGTTGTAAAGTATTCCCAAGGTGGTGGCCCGCCTGGACGAGGTGGTGGTGGTGATGGTTCATTAGCTGGATTAGAACCAGGCGGTGTTAGAGGGAGTAATGGTAAACCATTAGAATCTACTGTTAGTGTTCCAAAAAAAGGAACTAAAAGACTCAAGAGTTCTATCGCTCTGTATATGCCTGCAACATTGAATGTTACTCAAGGTGCAAAATATGGTGAAGTAGAGATGGGTGCAATGACCACTGGTGTTGCAAATGTTGCTGCTGGTATATCCGCTGGAGATGGTGTTGGTAAAACTGTAGGTAATATAGTAAATGAGGTAAAAACACAAGGTAGTGATTTTGTAGAAGGTGCAGTTAAAACAGCCGCAAATACCGTATCACAAGGTGCTAAGGGTGCAATGGAACTTGCATCTGGTGTAGTAATGAACAACCGTCTAGAAACAATATTTGAAGGTATTGATAAAAGAAATTTTTCATATTCATTTAAGATGATGCCTAAATCAGAAGCTGAAGCAGAAAATGTAGATACCATTGTAAAAATGTTTAGATTTTATATGTCACCAAGTTTTGAAGGTGGATTACAATCTAGACACATGATTGTTCCTGCTACATTCGATATTACATATATGACAAACAATGGTAGAGTTAACGAATATTTAAATAGGGTATCAACTTGTGTTTTGAAAAGTGCAAATGTAACATATGGTGGTGAAAGAGTTCAGTTCTTTAGACCAAATGAAAAAGGTGCTCCACCAGTTGAAACTAACATTGAATTACAGTTCCAAGAAATAGACTTAATTACCAGAGAAAAACTTGCGTTAGGATTCTAATATGTCATATTTCCAAATGTTTCCAAATGTTCTATACAGTGCAAAAGGTGATAATAAATTTACTGTCATGAAAGACTTAATGTCTAGAGTAAAAATCAAATCAAATATCAGAGAAAATATTTTAGGTTTTGATTATTATGATGTAAAAGATGGTGATACTCCAGAAATGATTGCACACAAATATTATGGTGATGTAAATCTACATTGGACTATATTAATTGCAAATGATATTATCGACTATTACGAACAATGGCCTATGAGTGTACAAAAGTTTGAGCAGTTTGTAAAAGACAAATACGATAACCCCCAAGCAATACACCACTATGAGATAGAACAAACTTCTGGTAACGATACACGAAAGATTGATGTAGGTATGAATACTACTGAATACCCATCTGCAACTGCAATATCTAACTATCAATACGAAGATAAACTACAAGAAAAGAAGAGACAAATCAGACTTATTACACCAGAATATATGGATAGTTTTGTGCAAGAATTTGAAAAGAAAATGAATGAGAGTAAATAATGGTTGCGAAAAGTGATTTACAGTTTGCAGGCGAATTTATAATTGATGAGTGTACTATTATCACTACATCTGGTAAGAACTTTGACCTTAAACAAATTATTGAAGAAATCAATATTTACGAAGACATTTATTCATCAACAATAACTGGTAGTATAACTATCAAAGACACGACTAATGTTGTCATGAATTTACCAATTGTTGGTGAAGAAAGACTTTCACTTAAAATACTAACTCCACAGTCAAAACCAGAACCAGAAACAACAATTGATTATACTCAATCATTGTTAATGATTTATAAAGTGAATCTACAAACTCAATCTGGAGAAGGTTCTCAAATCATACAATTACAGTTTGGAGCTCCAGAAGGTTTGAGGAATAATACTACTAAAGTATCTCAATCCTATAGTGGACAACCAGCACAAATTATTGAAAAAATATTAAGAGATAAAACTTATTTAAATAGTAAAAAAACATTTTACTACGAACCTACTGCAAATAATGTAAAGGTAGTTTTCCCAAACATTACACCAATCAAAGCTATTAGACATTTAACTAAAATATCTAACTCACAAGTAAATAATTCCTCACCATCATATTTGTTTTATGAGACAACAAAGGGTTATCATTTTAGAACATTTGATAGCATCTGTAGAGAAGAACCGAAGTTTAAATTTAAGGAAACAATGGGTAATCAACTAAATGAACAAGGTGTTGTAGATGTGCAGGCCACTCTAGACACTATTGTGAATTACTCAATTGTAGCATCAAAAGATACGGTATCTAATGTACAAAGTGGTATGATAAGTTCTAAATTAATTAATCATGATATATTCAATAAAAGACTTGACTTGTATAAATATGATTATCTTACAAACTTTGATAAGGATATTCATCCAGACAATGGGGAGTCAACTCCGATTATTTCACAATCAATTGACGTAGATACAAATAAAAGACTGACAGAAAACGAAGACACAAAAGTTTTCGTATCTTCTACTGCATCTGGATATTCCTTTTCAGATGGTGAAAATTACCCATATCAAAGTGATAACAAAAACCAAACACTACAACGAAGAACGTCAAGAAAATTACAGTTCGACAGAGGTATGATATTAAATGTTGAGATTAATGGTCAAACATTTATTCAAGCTGGTGATAAAATTGACTTACAAATTGGTGCATTAAGTGCTGTATCTGATAAGAAAATTGATGAAAATGTTAGTGGTGGTTATGTTGTAACACATTTAAGACACACTTTTACACAGTCTGGACAACTCAAACACAAAATTATTATGAGAGTTGCAAAAGACTCAAAGAAGGGTAAACCATTACCTAATATTGGTGTACCATTTACATATTCTGATTCTAATAAATCTAGAACAGTTAATGTATCAGCAGGATATTCTGCTGGTGATGATTACACAGTAGCATAAAGGAGAACGTAACAACAACTTATATCATGTTCAACCATATTTTTTAAAAGGGAATGAAATGACAAATAAAGCAAAACTGAAAATGAAAAAATTTACAAACCTACAGAGACAAGAGAGAAGGATTGAACCCATGAATGAAAAAGAAACTAAATACATACAACAGTTGTTACAAAGGATTAATAATGAAAACATTCCATCAAATTCAAGAGGGAGTTTACGACCCAAATATATTTAACGCAATCTTTCTTGCTGGTGGGCCAGGCAGTGGTAAGTCCTACGTTGTGAGGAAGACCACTGGTGGTCTTGGTATGAAGATTGTCAACTCTGATGAGATATATGAGAAAGACCTAGAAAGAGCTGGTCTGGATATTGGTAAACCAGAGGATATATTTTCAGATGAAGGTCAAGCGATACGTCTAAAGTCAAAGTCAAAAACCAAAGCAAGGCAGTCTGGTTGGGTTGATGGTAGACTAGGTATTATCATTGATGGTACTGGAAAAGATGTTGCAAAGATTGGTAGACAGAAATCCT